ATCCACGAGCTCGGTCGGGTCGATCGACACCAGCCCTTCGCGCTGCAGCCACCGATACCAGCCGCGCAGCGCGACAAGATAGTTGCGGGCCGTGCCGGCCGACACCCCTCGGCCGGCCGCCCACCGCTCGACGTCACGGAACGTCACCGAGGCCGGATCGCCGCCGGTGTACGCGCACCATTCACGCGCCACGGCGACGCGTGTCCACCGGTAGCCCTTCGCGTAGCCGCGCGCGAGCAGGTAGCGCCGGTACGCGTCGAAGGTGACCGGGCCGCAGCAGACCGTCGCTCGCCCGCATGTCATAATGATTGGCGATGATAGACCCTGAAGGTAAAGTTACACGCATGGAACTTGGCCCTATCCCGCCCGGCTATCTGTCGCTTGACCAGACGTGCAAGATGCTCGGAATCTCACACCCGACGCTGTACCGCTGGATCAAGGTCGGACTCCCCTCGCACCAGGTGACGCCGAAGGGCCGCCGCCTGTTCCTCGCGGATGAGGTTCGGGATTGGTTGAAATCTCGATGCATTGACACCGCGCCTGATCAGACGACAGACGAGCAGGCCGTGTGATGGCCGAACGTCTGCCAATCAGATTCGCCGTTGGTGATCCCGTCCGGTGCAACCGTGAGAGGCCGCCGAGCGGCACGTGGAGGCGCTACGACGGCCGCGAAGGATGGGTGGCGGCCGTCAACACCCAGACGTTCACCAACGGCGACGTGTACGTCGAAATCGGTGTCGCATGGTCACGGCGCCGGCCGGGCGCCGGTGGCCGCGCCGATGCCTGGTTCCTACCGGACGAGCTGGTGCCGCGATGAGAGTCGACGACTACATCGCCGCAACCATCGCCGCAACCAAACTGTCGTGGAAGGCGCAGGCCGTGTTCTGGCGCATCGGCGCTCACGTCAACCGGCGCACCGGTGAAACGTTCGTCGGTGCGCCGACGTTGGCCCGCGAGGTTCAGCACCCATTGCGGAGTGTTCAAGAGGCGTTGGCCGAGCTCCGCGCCGCGGCCGTGTTCGATGTCATCGCCCGGCCCGGCCGGTCGAACATCATCCGGTTTCCGTTGTCCACACCCCTGCGAGATCCCGCATTGGTGAATAATCCACACCCCTGCGAGATTCCGCACCCACCCCTGCGAGATTCCGCACCCACCCCTGCGAGATCCCGCACCCATAACCATGTACGTAACCCGGTAGGTAAACAGAACCGCGCGCCGGCCGAGCTCGCAGCCGACACCGAGGCCGCCGACACCACACCGGCATGGTTCAAGGATCGACACCCGGCGGCACAGATTGACGGCCGCCCGGTGGTCGATGTGCCGGTGCCGCGGATGATGTGGGATGTCGATTGGGATCGGGCCGCCGGTGGTTGATCTCGCCTACAGTCTCGCCGCCGTGGCGATCCTCGCCGTGGGCGCGTTGGCATCACGTGCCTGTCTGCGCGAGGAACGCCACGGCCGCCGCCGCCCATCGGATCTGCGGCACCGCCAACTAGACCGCGAGGTCGATGAGTCTGGACCGATCACGTGGCGCCGGTGAAGGTGACGCCGGCACAGGCCCGCCGCCTGTTGGCCGACGCCGAGGCCCGCACCGGCACCACGCCCGCCGAGCTCGCCGCACCGGCGCGCGCCCCAGTGCGCCGCCGGCGAGCTCGGCAACCTTCGGTGTGTTACGACTGCGGCGAGGCGTTCACCACCGAGGCCGGCGCCCGCCGCCACGGTGACGCCACCGGCCACTGTCGATTCCAGCTGGTGTTGGATCTAGCCTGACCGTCGATGGCCGGTCGTGGCGGTTGGGCATCCGATCCCGAATACCAGGCGAACCGCACGGCGATCCTGGCCGACCACCCGGCATGTGCGATCCGTGGCCCGAAATGCACCGGCCGCGCGACGACCGTCGATCACATCGTCGCCCGGGCCGCCGGCGGCGACCACAGTCTCGCCAACCTTCGGCCGGCATGCTGGCATTGCAATTCCCATCTCGGAGGAAAGACCGGCCGCGCCCGCCAGCTTGCCTTCGGTGGATCGCCCGAAGGTTTCTTGGATGGGGCCCGGGACCCAGGATCCCCCGACAGTGTTGTGTTTTCGCCGGGGATGCCGCCCGATCCGGCCCGATCGGCGCCGATCCTGGCCGATGTCCCGCGCCGCGGCCGTGTCAAGCCGAGACTTGCGACACCGACCGTGGGGGACGGCACACATGGTGGCGAGCTCGGCCGGTGGGCGCGCCGGTGGATGCCGCACCGGCCGATGGCGTGGAACCAGACGGCATGGAATCAGATCCTCGCCACCGTCGCCGGCCGCCTGGCCCACCGACAGGCGTTGGTGTCGGTGGCCCGCCAGAACTCAAAGACGACGGCGATGGAGGCGTTGGCCGGGTGGTGGTGTGTCGATGGTCCGGCCGTGTTCGGTGAACCGCAAACGGTCGGCTGGATGAGTCACGATCTGAAACTGACCGAGCAAGTGTTCATCTTCCTGTCACGCCTGCTCGAGCATCGGATCGTCGCCAAGACGTTCAGTTTCGGCCGTCAACGTTTGCAGTTCGACAACGGCTCGGTGCTGGTCGCGCAGTCGAACACCACCGGTGCCGGTCATGGTTGGTCGCTGGACATGTGTGTGGTCGATGAGGCGTGGCGGATCAAACCCGAGGCGATCAACCACGGCATCATCCCGGCGATGCGCGCGAGGCCGCAACCGTTGCTGGTGATGGCATCCACCGCCGGCGACTGGGATTCGATGCTGTTGCGCCAATGGCGTGAACGCGCCCTGACCGTGATCGAAACCGGTGAGGCGTCATCGATGGCGTTCTGTGAATGGTCGCCGCCGCCGGCCGTCGATGTGAACGACCCGAAATGGTGGGCGTGGCCGAACCCTTGCCTGGGCACCACCGTGTCACCGGAAACGCTGCTGGCCGAATACAACGGCCCTGACCGTTCCGCGTTCCTGCGCGGATCACTGAACGTGTGGGTGGCATCGGCGCAGTCATGGTTGCCACCGGGACAGTGGGAACGATGCCACCGCCAGAAATGGCCCGAGGTCGCCGGCGGTGTCATCGCCGGCGAGGTGTCACAGGCCGGGGACCGCTATGTCGCCCTGCGCGCCGTGTGGCACAACGGTGTCGCCTACGTGGCGCCGTTGATCGTCACCGAATTCGAAGATCAGTTCTGGGCGGCGATCGACGCCGCCTACTCGACATGCGATCGGTTGGCGATCACACCGACGTTGGAATGGCATTTGCCGGCAGGGATGGAACGCAAACGGGTGATTGTCGGGATCCGCGAGCTCGCCCGCGCCGTGCCGCTCGTGCGCTCGATGATCGCCGCCGGCCAGATCGCCCACCCAGACTCGGCGCTGCTCAACGAACACGTCGCCCGGGCCGTCGCCACCACCCAGGCCGGACTCTCGACGGCGCACTCATCCGGTTCGATCGAGCTCGCCCGTTGCCTGGTGTGGGCCGCATCGCTGGTGTCACGGCCCACCGTCAACCGCCGTCCGGCCGTCGCCGCCGGCCGGGCGCCGACGCCGCGGCGTGGAGAGAGAAAACCGGTTCCTAGCCGACGCTGACACCGCCGCGCGCACAGTGTGCGACATGGCAAAGACACCGCGCGCCACCGACACACCCGACGACCCGGACGACGACGGCACACCGCCGGAACCGGAACCCGACGAGCTCCAGGCCCGTTTCCTCGCCGGCGACATCGGCTGGCGCGACTACATCGCCGCCCGCCGCGCCGCCTAGCTCCCGACCGTGCCGGGCCGCCTGATACGTCGCCGCGCCCTGAAAGCGCAGCAGTTGCCGCCGCCGGTTCAGGCGGCCGGCACGGTCGCGTTGGCCACGGTCAACCGGCCGACGTTCTGGGGATGGGGTACCGGCATTCACCGGCTGGCACCGTTCGACTTTGCCCCACCGGTCGATGTGTGGTCACGCGAGGCCGCCGTGTCGGTGCCGGCCATCTCGCGGGCCCGTGATCTGATCTGTTCGGCGGTGTCGGCATTGCCGTTGACGTTGTGGAACGTCCGTTGGGATCAGGCGACCCGATCCAACGTGGAGGAACAGACACCGCCGGCGCCGTGGATGGCCCGACCCGACCCGAACCGCACCCGGCAATGGCTGTTGTCGTGGACGACCGACGATCTGCTGTTCACCGCCCGCGCCTACTGGCGCGTCACGGCCCGCTACGCCGACACGTTCCCCGCCGCGTTCGAGTGGATGCCGGCCGCCGACGTGTTGGTCGATGCCACCGGTCGGATCACCTACCGCGGCGTGGAGATCCCCGCCGGCGACGTGATCGAATTCCTGTCACCGTTCGACGGCCTGTTGTTCGTCGGGTGGCGCACCATCCAAACGGCACTCAATCTGGATGCCGCCGCCGAACGATTCTCGACGTCGGAGATCCCGGCCGGCTGGCTGGAACAAACCGAGAACTCCGAGCCGATGTCATCGGATGAGCTCACCGAGATCGCTGAATCGTTCGCCGCCGCCCGTGCGCAGCGGGCCGTCGCCGCGCTGAACCCGTATGTGCGTTGGCGTGAATCGTCGATGGATCCGTCACGGTTGCAGTTGGTGGAGGCCCGCCAACACCAGGCGCTTGAGCTCGCCCGGATCGCCAACATTCCGCCGTATTTCATCGGTGCGCCGGCCGGTACCGGGATGACCTATCTGAACGCCGCACAGGCGAAACAGGATCTCATCGACTATGGCGCCGCACCGTTCATCGCCGCCATCGAACAAACCCTCGGCGGGCCGAACGTGACGCCGCACGGCCAGTTCGTCCGGTTGGATCTGAACGCCTGGCTGCGTAACCCGTACACACCGAATGACGACGCGTCACCGAACGACATGGAGATCGCCTACAACACGCCGGGCGCCGTGCCGGACCAGGCGCCGACCGAACCGGCCGGCACACCGGGCCGCCCACGCGACATCGACGGCAGAAACGAAGGGTGAAGCGAATGATCGTCACGTTTGATGCACCGGCTGTTGAGCTCGCCGCCGAAGGTGACGGCGCCCGCACGATCCGCGGCGTAGCGGTGCCGTGGAACACGGTCGGCACCGTTGCCGATGGCACCCGTGTCCGGTTCACACCGGGCGCGTTGGCCGCCGAATCCCGACCGATCGTCACACTCGGTCACGACGGCCCGGCGATCGGCCGCACCGCCGACAACCGTGACACCGGCGCCGGCATGGAAACCGCCGTCCGGGTGTCACGTGTCCGTGACGGTGACGACGCGTTGACGCTCGCCGCCGATGGTGTGTTGGGCATGTTCTCGGTCGGTGTCAACCCGACCGAGCATTACATCGACGGCGATGGCGTGATGGTCGTCACCGCCGGCGACTGGCATCACACCGCCCTGTTGCCGTTCGGCGCGTTCGCTGAGGCGATCGTCACCGACGTGGCCGCCACCCAACCACCACCGACATTGACTGGAGAACACGCCATGAACGCCGAGCTCACCGCCGAGGCACCCGACACCGCAATCACCGCCGAACCGGCGCCAGAACGGCCCACAGGCACCAATCCAGCGGTCGTGGCGGCACCGCCGGCCGTCATCCCGCTCGCCGCCGGCGGCCGCGCCGCGGCGCCGCCGTTGACGCTGAACCGGATCGCCCAACTTGTCGCCTCTGCGAACCGTGGCGAGATCACCACCGATGCCGTGCGAGCGACGATCGCCGCCGCCCTCGCCAACGTCACGACGACCAACATTGCCGAGGTCGTGCAACCGGCCTACCGGGCCGAGATCAACGGACTGATCGATCACGGCACACCGCTGCTGCGCGCCCTGGCACAGGATCCGTTGCCGGCCGCCGGCATGTCGATCGAATATCCGCAATGGGTGACGAAACCGACGACCGGCATCCAAGGCGCCGAGAAAACTCAGATCACATCGACAGCGGTTGATCTGGAAATGAAATCGGCGCCGGTGATCACCATCGCCGGCGGAAACGACATCTCGCTCCAGGCCGTCGAACGATCGTCGCCCAGTTTCCTCGCCGCCTATCTGCGCGCCGCCGCAGTCGATTGGTCACGCCGCGCATCGGCCTATGCGATCACGCAGCTGTTGGCCGCGGCGACACCGGCGACACCGGGCGCCGACTTTCTCGCCAACGTCCAGGCGATGCTCGCCGCCCTGTCACCCGAGACGACGCCGCCTGGTCCGTTGTGGTTGGGCATGGCCTACAACGTCGCCGTGCCGCTCGTCTCGGTCACCGAGCAGAACGGCCCGGCATTCTGGGAAGGCTCACTGAATTTCGGGGACATGACACCGAACGTCGCCGGTGGTGGACTGAACATGTTCATCGACTGGAATCTGCCGGCCGACACGATGCTGCTCGGCTCCCAACAGTCGGCAACGTGGCACCAGTCCGCCGGTGCACCGGCCGACATTCGCGTCATCGACGTGTCGCTGTTGGGTCTCGACGTCGGTGTCTACGGTTTCGTGGCGTTGACGATCGAATATCCGGCCGGTCTGGTGAAGATGGATCTCACGCCCTGATGGCCGTCACGTGGTGCACGGTCGATGATGTCACCGACGCCATCGGTGTGCCGGCCACCGACACCGAACATTTGCAACGGTGTGTCGATGCCGCCAACGCCTTCGGTTTCCGCCGCCGCGCCGAGGCCGGCTACACCGACACCGAGGCCGAGGCGCCCGGACCCGACGCGTTGCTCGGTGTCATCACCTACGCCGTCACCCTGTACCGCGAACGTGGCACCGTCGATTCGTATGCGTCGTTCGACGCCTACGCGGCGGGCGCCATCCCACAGGCGACACACGGTCAAGTGTTGCGGCTGTTGGGTGTGCCACGTCCGGCGATCGACCGGCCATACACCGCCGAGGAGCTGGCCGGCCGCCGCCGCCGCCGGTTGGTGGCCTGGTGAACGTGTTCCAAGGCGAACGCGCAGCGATCGCCGACAAGCTGACCGGTGCCGGCGTGCCGGCAACCCTGTCGCCGCGGGCGCCGTTGCCGGCCGTGCTGGTCGATCTGCCGGAACCGGACAACGTCGCCGGACCGCAAGGCATCGGTGCCTGGCCGGCGGTGTATCCGGTGAAGATCATGACGCCGCCACCCGGCGACAACG